TCACAGGTAGCAATTGCTAAAAAATTAGGTGTGCCATTAGAAGAGTATGCGAAACAATTAAAAATCACGAAGGAGGCATAAGCATATGAGTACAGATACTATAATAAAAACTTCCCGTGCGAGTCAGACTAGAGTTAAAGAAACTAAAAAACAAGTTTGGACTCCACCATCATCTTTAGACGCACCCCCTGCACCAGATGGGTTTCATCATAGATGGATAAGAGCTGAATCAATGGGTTTTGACGATACAAAAAACATGTCAGCTATGTTAAGATCAGGTTATGAATTAGTGAGAGCTGACCAATACCCTGAAACAGACTATCCATCGGTTAGTGACGGAAAATACAAGGGAGTGATCGGAGTTGGCGGCCTATTGCTGGCTAGGATATCTTTAGAGTTAGTTAAATCGCGTAAGGAATATTTCGATAGACTTACAAAAGAAAAAGACGAAGCGATCAATAACGACCTTATGAAGGAGCAGCACCCAGGAATGCCTATCGATATTGATAGACAATCCCGTGTAACCTTCGGTGGTACAAAAAAAGACTAATTAATTTTTTAGTAATTTTTGCCAACGAATTAAATTAACCGTTTACCTTTGGTAAACAAATGGAGAAAATAATATGGCAAACCAAGACGCAGCCTTTGGATTAAAACCCCTAGGCAAAATTGGATCGTCAGCAGACAATAACGCAGCCACTGAATATGAAGTAGCAGCATGTGCATCAGCTTTTGCGCAAAACGATCTTATGATCGCTTTAGCAGCAGGAACTGTTGGTATAGGTGCAGCTTCTAGCAATGGAGTCCTTTTAGGCTCTTGTCAGGGTGTGTTTTTCACTGACGCTTCAACAAGTAAACCAACCTTTGCTAATCACTTAGTTGCATCAAACGCAGCTACTGATATCAAAGCGTTTATTACTGACGATCCGCATCAAGTTTATGAAATACAATCGGATGCATCAGGCGCAACTCAACAACTCGACGTTTTCACAAACGCTGATATTGCAGTTGGCGCAGGTGTAACACCGCATTTCGTTTCTAAAACTGAAATTACGGATACTCAATCAACAACAACAGCCAACTTGCGAATTATCGGAGTTTCTGACGATCCAGACAATAGCGATTTATCATCAGCTAATTGTAACTTTAAAGTGATCATTGCAGAACATTTCTATATGACCGCAACTGGCGTATAATAGCAGGATAGGAGAATAAAATATGGCTATATCAAGAGGACAACTAGTTAAAGAACTAGAGCCAGGTTTGAATGCACTATTCGGCTTGGAATACAACAACTATGCTAACGAGCACACGGAAATTTTCGATACAGAAAATAGTGACAGAGCTTTTGAAGAAGAAGTAATGTTATCCGGTTTCGCAAATGCACCAACTAAAGCTGAAGGAACTTCAGTTTCATTTGACAATGCACAAGAAACTTTCTCAGCTCGTTACACACATGAAACGCTTGCTTTAGCGTTCGCAATCACTGAAGAAGCGATTGAGGATAACCTGTATGACAGACTAGCGTCTAGATATACAAAAGCTTTAGCGAGATCAATGGCTAACACTAAACAAGTGAAAGCAGCTAATGTGTTAAACAACGCTTTCGGAACTGAAAACGGTGGAGATGGAAAAGCACTTTGTGCTACAGATCACCCTATCGTTTCTGGAACTGATCAGAATGAGTTAACTACTCCAGCGGATCTTAACGAAACATCATTGGAGCAGTCTTTAATAGACATCGCTGCAATGGTTGACGAAAGAGGTCTAAAAATTGCGGCTAAAGGAATGAAAATGATTGTTCCTTCTGCGCTTCAATTTACAGCTGAGAGATTAATGAAAACTGCCAATAGAGTTGGAACAGCTGATAATGATATCAATGCACTAAGTAATATGGGAATGATCCCTCAAGGTTATGTAATAAATCATTACTTAACTGATACTAATGCGTTTTTCATCAAAACAGATGTGCCTAATGGGTTAAAACATTTCGTTAGATCACCTATGAAAACATCTATGGAAGGCGACTTTACAACTGGTAACGTAAGATACAAAGCTAGAGAGAGATACTCATTTGGGTTCTCTGACTGGAGAGGTATTTTCGGATCACCGGGAGCATAATCATAATATTTTTGTGGCGGGACATTGTTCCGCCACAATTGAAATTTAGAAAGAAAAACCAATGAAAAAATTCACAATAAATATATGGGCATACGATCACTACGCTAAATTTAATATTTTAGCCGATGATAATGCTATTTCTGTCGAAGAATCAATACTTGACAAATTGGGAGAAAAAAGTATAAAATGGGAATATCTCGGAAACAGTTATAATAACGAGATAAAACGTATAACTTATGAAGAGGTTATAAATGATACAAGACCTATACAAACAAAAAAGGTCCTTGGAGTTGAAGTGGCAACAGGAGCATATTAATGAAGATAGATATACTCTTGAAATGGTCAGAATTGATGACAAAGTTAAAGAAGTCATTACTAAGATCAAGCTGGAAGAAGCTGAAATTGCTCACAGACAAAACACTGCAGAAGGTGTTGCTCCACAAGTTTCTGTAGCTACTTAAGACACAAAGCTACATCGCTGAAATCGCACTTTTATTACGGGGTCTCTTGCACTCTACTAAAAAATATAATATAAATTACACACTATATAAAAAATAAATTTAAATGTAGACGCGTATAGTCGACAACCCTAGGGACTACATTTATATATTCTAGGAGGAATATTAACATGGCAAAAACAACATTTACAGGTATAGTTCGTTCAGAGAACGGCTTTTCTGATATAACAAAAGCAGCCGCTACTGGTGCAATTACTACTAACTCAACGTTCAGTAATAATACATCAATTGGTGGTACATTAGGCGTAACAGGCATCTCTACATTAACAGGTGGTGTTAATGTTGATAGTACAGGTCTTAAATCAGCACTAACAACTAACTACGAACTAACTGGTTTAAACCCAAGATGGGCAGCAAACTTTGGTGGTGCTTTAGCAGGTCAAGATCAAATTCAATCTACATTGAATGTTCTTTCTCCAGCTAACATAATGCACAGACTATTCTTAGCAATGGTACCCGTAGCATCTCAAACAGCAGTACCAACAGCAGCACAAGCAACTACTGTATTTGGTGGAACTGGTGTAACAGGAGCGGACATCGCAATTGGAACAACTGGTTCTCCAGGAGCAACTCCAACTGTAACTCAAAAGATTTCTAGATTAACTGGTGGTGTATCAGGAACTGTAGTAATGACAGCAGGTGCTGATTTAGCTTCAGCTGGTGACGAAACAGTAATTCTTTTCACAGGAAATACTTTTGCTTCTTCAGGAGTTCTTAAATTTACTTTAAATGCAAATAACGAATTAGATGCAGAGTCAAGTGAATTCATTGTTTCTGATGATGGTGGAAACATTTATGATAGAGAAGCTGTTCCAACAGACTTGGATCAAATTATCATCATGACTGACACTGGCAATTGTACAATTGGTGCAGGTTCTTACACATACTTACATGCTTCAGCAGCGACTGATGTTATGAGTTGTAAACAGTTGTTAAATACATCTGGTGGAACGATAGCCATTACATACGCGTAATTAATAATTAATTTTTGTGGCTCTTTCGGGGGCCACATCAAATTTAGGAGAATACAAATATGTCAGACATAAAATCAAGTAATACAATTGCAGTACAAGCAGCAGACCCAGATGGTTTGTCTACAGCAGCAAGTGTTGGAAACAACGCAGCTTTAACTTTAGGCGGAGCATTAACAAGTGGTGGATCTTTTACAGCAGAATCAGGAACAGCTAGACAAATTACACTTTTAAGTGCAGGAGATGATTCAGCTAAATCATTTAATATTGTTGGTACAGATATACACGGAGACGCTCAAACAGAAAATGTAACTGGAGCAAATGATGATACAGCAACAAGCACAGAATATTTTGCAACAGTAGCTTCAATAACAGCAGTCGGAAACCCAGCAGGAAACATGTCTGCAGGAACTAATACAAACGTAGCAGGAGTTATATTTAAAGGTCCTACTAGAGTTAAAGGTTTAGTTTGGTCCGGTGGCGGTGCTATTGGAACAGTGAGCATAAGAAATACTAGTACAGCTGGCACAAGTTTAATAGACGTTCGTTCTGATCCTACATTAGGTGTAAACGCAGCTATTAATTTACCAACAGATGGCGTTCTTTTTGATGCAGGTGGTTATGTTACTTTTGCGGAAACTGATTGCAATAGTGTAACAGTATTTCACGGTTAGGAAGGAGCTAAATGGCTAATACTACTTCTGGAACACACACGTTCGACAAAACTTTTTCTGTTGATGAAATAGTAGAAGAAGCATACGAACGTATTGGTTCGCAAGTAACTTCTGGACATCAATTAAAATCAGCAAGAAGATCTTTAAATATTCTTTTTCAAGAATGGGGAAATAGAGGTATTCAC